AATGGAAGAAAGAGGCTGTCCGAAGTGCGGACGCACCTATACAGAATATCCTGCACTTTCCAGAACCGATAACAAAACGCTGATCTGCCCTGATTGTTCGACAAAAGAAGCTCTCGAAAGCATCGGAATTTCCAAGGAAGAACAGGAAAAAATCATCAGTATCATTCATCACAGCCACCTGAACTAAAACAACAGAGCCGTGGGGCAGAACCAACTGCCCCGCCGATGGCTCAGGAAGGAAATTCCATGAAAATATTGATCGTTGAACCCGGAAAACACCCAAGAGAAGCCGAAATTGACGGAAGTCTAAAATCCATGCAGAAAACAGTCGGCGGATATTTGCAGTCGATATACCCTTTTGAAGATGAGGTCGCACTTGTTTGCGATGATGAATCAAAATTGAAATCTGATACTCAATGGAACAGAATGCTCCCTGAAACAGGCGACATCATCAAAGGCACATTTTTCATTGCCGGACTTGGTGCAGAAGATTTCACAGATCTTTCTGCTGAACTTATGGAAAAGTACAAACAGCGATTTTGGAGCATTGAACTTTTCATTCCCACACCAAACGGTCTGATGCCAATTGTAATCAGAGACTGACAGCCCGCACGTTCGCCTGTAACGGCAAGTAAAAGCGATTTCGAATACCTTTCCGATTTGAAAAGCAACGCCACAAACGGCAACGTGGCGGCTGCTTTTTTGCTGTCATAATCTACACAATACAGGTGCGGTTTTCAGGCTGTATATTCTGGTAGTTTAGCGGGTTGCTATCCTCCCAAGAGTATGGTAATATACAGTTACCGAAAGGGAAAACAACCAAAAAACCACGAAAAACGGAGGAAAACACAATGGTATCATACGGAATGGCAAAGGCAAGAGCAATGGCAAACAGAGCAGACTGGAACGAAAGAACGGAAATCACAAAGGCAGTTATCACCTGGGTGGACGATGAATACGAATACGACCTGGAGATCGAAAACGAGTACAGAATGGACGATGCGGAATTCACCGACTGGGTTGAGGAAAATGCAGAAAGCCTTGCAAAGGCAGATGCAGAAGAAAACGGAACAACCTTTGAGGGAATCGACAGGATCGACTTCAAAGAGGACTACATTGATGACGATGCCCTTTTTGATGAGGCATACGAAAATGCCTGCGAATTTGAATGGGAAAGCATGACGGGAAGATAAATTTCCCTTTCAAACCCACAAACCGCAGCCTTGGAAACAAGGCTGTGTGGCTCGTACCGAAGAAATATAGTACACAAAATAACCCTGCGATGTTTGTGCAGTATATTTTTCAGTTATGACTTGATATACTTGAAATTGTATGGTAACATGGTTACAATGGGAATGGAATCTCGATTACAAAACAGCCCAATGAAGGCATTAAAATAAATGATACAGACTTGCTTTTGGCAGGTCTTTTTTGTTGGGGGTGAAAACAATGGCAAGATTTAAACCAACACGCTTTATGGCGGAAGATTCCAAGTACAATAAAAAGGCGGCAGATTATGCTGTTTCCTTTATCGAATGCCTTAGTCATACCAAAGGCACGTGGGCAGGAAAGAAATTTGAACTTCTGGGCTGGCAGGAACAGATAATCCGTGACCTGTTTGGGGTTCTGAAACCAAATGGTTATCGGCAATTCAACACTGCCTACATTGAAATTCCGAAAAAAATGGCAAGAGTGAGCTTGCAGCTGCCGTCGCTCTGCTATTAACTTGTGGTGACGGAGAACAGCGAGCGGAGGTCTATGGTTGTGCCGCAGACCGACAGCAAGCCTCGATTGTTTTTGACGTTGCCGCAGATATGGTTCGTATGTGTCCGGCTTTGATGAAAAGAGTCCGGATACTTACTGCACAAAAAAGAATTGTATACACACCAACAAACAGCTTTTATCAGGTACTTTCCGCTGAAGCTTATTCCAAACATGGCTTCAACATCCATGGGGTCGTGTTCGATGAACTTCACACGCAGCCGAACCGAAAGCTGTTTGATGTTATGACCAAAGGCTCCGGTGATGCGAGAATGCAGCCTTTGTATTTCTTGATCACCACAGCCGGAACAGATACAAATTCTATTTGCTATGAAGTACACCAAAAGGCAAAGGATATTCTTGATGGCAGAAAACATGATCCGACATTTTATCCTGTCATTTATGGTGCAGATGAATCGGAGGACTGGACTGACCCAAAGGTCTGGAAGAAGGCAAATCCAAGCCTTGATAAAACTATCGGTATGGATAAGGTGGTGGCTGCGTGTAACTCTGCAAAGGAAACACCGGGCGAGGAAAATGCGTTTCGACAACTGCGTCTGAATCAGTGGGTAAAACAGGCAGTGCGTTGGATGCCGATGGAGAAGTGGGACAAATGCAAGGTGTCTTTTGATGAATCTGAACTGGAAGGAAGAATTTGCTACGGTGGACTCGACCTTTCCAGCACAACGGATATTACAGCATTTGTTTTGGTGTTTCCGCCGACCGATGAAGATGAGCATTATTACATTTTGCCTTACTTCTGGCTGCCGGAAGAAACATTGCCACTCAGAGTTAGGCGTGACCATGTCCCATATGATATTTGGGAACGGCAGGGATACCTGAAAACAACTGAGGGGAATGTTGTCCATTATGGTTTTATCGAAAACTTCATCGATGAACTGGGACAGAAATTCCACATCAAAGAGATAGCATTCGATAGATGGGGTGCGGTGCAGATGTCACAGAATCTGGAGGGACTTGGCTTCACGATGGTTCAGTTCGGACAGGGTTACAAAGATATGAGCCCGCCGACCAAGGAATTGATGAAGCTTACTCTGGAACAGACACTTGCACACAACGGACATCCTGTTTTGAGGTGGATGACAACATCTTCATTCGCCGTGACCCTGCCGGAAACATCAAGCCGGACAAAGAAAAATCCACAGAGAAAATTGACGGTGCGGTTGCCATGATCATGGCTCTTGACCGTGCGATTCGTTGTGGATGTGTGTCTGATGATTCCATTTATGATTTGAGGGATATGTTGGTGTTGTAATTGGAGCGACAAACTGGAAGTTGTAAGTGATTTAAAGGAAAATTTGGTTTTAATCAATGCGGTAAACCCAGGATTTATTCTTCAAAACTTTTTGGGTCTAACAGATAAGCTATATCATCTTGAAATTTTAGTGGTATTCTGTTTCTCTTTTCTTCAATAAGTGGAAATGGTGGTAACTCATAGCTCATCAGTAATTCTATTGCATCTTCTATTACATCATCTTCATTTGGTTCAGTAATCACTGTTTGTAACAATAACACTAAATCATCATGAATATCACTTATATCCTGCTGATAATATGGATCCATAAACCAATCTAAACAAAAAAGCATACTGAGTTTTCTTTGGGTATCATCTCCAAGTAATACCTTTGCAATTTCACATATTCCTTTTCTGACAATATCTCTATCTTTGTCTGTATATGTAACAAATCTGCCATTCTCCATAATTATACTCCCCAATTGAAATTACTGGATTATAATTTTTTAATTATTCAAATTCTTTTTTTACTCACTTAAGTCCCAATTTAAACCAGTTCGTCAGTCGAGTAGACCTACACCTTACAATATAAGCCCCTCACAGAACCGTACGTGCAGTTTTCCCGCATACGGCTCTTCATAATAAAATTCGCATCAACAGAACAAGCTGTAATAGATTTTAGGGTTGACAAGTTTGTAGTATTTCATCATTTCTATGAAACCTTCCCTTGTATAGCTTTTCTTTTCACTTCTCCTGTTTAATACTTTGTACAGCAATTCTCTGACCTGCTGTTTGTAATTACTTATCATTCTGCTGTTAAAGCTGATACCATAGTATCTGTAATGTCCTACAAGCTTGACATTCAGCATATACATAAGTTTTCCAAGCTTTTGCTCCTTGTTGTTATACAGCCATATTTTGATTTCTTTGACTTTCTGACGGAATTTCTTACTGCTGGTCTTGGGCATTATCCATGGGTTACCTTTGGTTGTTCTGCCACAGTAAAATGTAAAACCAAGAAAATCGAACGTCCCAAGTCGTGTGGATTCTCCCCGTTTTGCTTTTAAACTTGCAAGATAGCGTCCGCTTTCAACTATTCGACTTTTGTTTTCTTCCAGTTCAAGCCCAAACTTTGCCATTCGGCTTCTGAGCTGCTCATAAAACCTTTCGGCTTCCCACGGGTATTGAAATCCTGCTATGAAGTCATCAGCATATACTACAAGGAAACATTCACCTTTACACTCTTTGGCAATAATATATTGAAACCATAACGTCAAAACATTGTGCATATAGATATTTGCAAGCACTGGACTGATAATATTTCCCTGTGCTGTTCCTTCATCACTTTTAACGAGTTGTCCGTTATCTATGATACCTGCTTTCAGGTATTTCTTCACCAGACGTAGAATATTCTTGTCTTTGATGTAGTAATTCAGGAATTTCAATATCCATTCATGTTTCATATGGTCGAAAAATCCCTTGATGTCGGCATCTACTACCCTTGTTATTTTTCCAATATTGATACGGTCATATAACTCTTTCACTGCCGTATGACATCTTCTGTTTGCTCTAAAACCGTGCATACAGTTCAGAAACTTCGGTTCATATATCGCTTCAAGTATCTTTTTCAGCGCTAACTGCACAATTTTATCTTCATAGCACGCTATTCCAAGCGGTCGCATTTTGCCGTTACTCTTTGGAATATATACTCTCAGCGATGGCATTGGTTTGTAGGATTTACGTTTTAGTCTGTCTACAAGGTTCTCAATATTACCTTCAAGATTTTCACTGTACTCTCTTTTCGTTATTTCATCTATGCCTACTGCTTTATTGCCATCAGCTTCTTTGTGGCATTGCATCAGCAATTCTTTGTTGATTAGATGATACAGCGATGTAAATTCAGGTCTTTTGGTGTTTGCTGATTTCGATGCTATTCTTTCTAATTTTGTTTCCATTAGTTCCTCCGTCCCTGAGTACGGCCAATGTGTCCTCAGAAAGACCTTTATTATGCAGCTCCCTTCCCTCTGTCGGCATTACACGACTTCCCTGGTACTATGAAGCTGTCCGACTGCCTGTAATCCGTTTGCCCTTCTCCCTTTTATAGTTGTCGGACATACCACTTATACATTACTTCCTTTCGGCTGATATGGAGACCACAGGCTCTCCCCAGTTGACTGGATAATCTCTATGTGAAGCGTGATTGGCTCTTTGACCCCGCAGAGGTGTACATAATCTCACCATAACGATTTGTACATATTGCTTTCCGCCGAAATTAAAGCGTCAGCCCTCCGAATAGCAAAATTTCGAGGCTCTATCACCTTGTAACCCCACTTCCTCGCTGTCTACGCTTTACTATATCCATTACTGCATACAGCACAAGACTCGCTAACGGTGGTTGGTTAGTCCTTTCCGTACAGGCTTCTCACCTGTTAGACTACCCGCCCTTCGTCTGGGCGCACAATTTCAATTTGTAAGGCAAATGCCCTACAATCATTTTCATATATTGTACCACACCCACATACAAAAAGTCAATGAAAGGCAGGTGAAATTTTGTTCTACAAACTCATTCTCGAAAACGAAACAGGTCAAAAAATCGACCTATCCCAAACAGCAAACCGATATATGTTCTCCAAAATCAAGGGGCTGAACCCACCCACCGGAACGGTCAGCACTTCAAATTATGCAGGAATGAACGGTTCATACCTCAACAATGCTTTCATTGAAAAGCGAAATGTGGTCATTCCATTTGAAATGCGTGGCTTTGATGTGGAACTCCGCAGGCACGAACTTTACAGAGTAGTCAAGCCTTCACGCTATATCAAGATATACTACTCCACAAAAAATATTTCTGTGTATGCTGAGGGTATCGTGGAAACCTGTGAGGTTGAGAACTTTGAAAAGCTGACCAATGGGCAAATCTCCATTCTCTGCCCCGACATTTATTGGTACTCCACTGAAACGCAGATTGCAGAATATTCCCGTGTCAGAGGTGCATTTCATTTTGTCTGCCCTGATAATGATGAACCGTTTCCGATTG